GAGTTTGCGCGGGCCAGATTGGAATAGGGGGGGGTCTGGCCGGGAAAATGCGCTATCTGGCGTGTTTTCTACGACATGTGGCCGCTACTCTCGGGGTAGCATTTTGCTACCTCGGAAGGGGCGGCTTTTCCGGCGTCCAACGACGCCAGCCCGGGCCCGCCGCCGCCACACGCCGCGCCTGTGCGCCAAGTTTGGGGACCGTAGCCAAGCCCGGATGGCCCGACAACGGGCCGAAAATTTTTCCTGGGCCGAAAAATCCTTGCGGCAATGTCTAGCGTGACGCCAAGCATCCAAAACCCAGCCGACTCCGTCGAGAAGTGGCCGCTCGCGCGGTTGATTCCGAACCCTCGCAACCCGCGAACCCACAACGACGCGCAGGTCGCGCAGATCGCTGCGTCGATGCGCGAGTGGGGCTGGACAATTCCGGTCCTGGTCGACGAAGAAGGCAACGTGATCGCTGGCCACGGACGCATCCTGGCTGCTCGCAAGCTCGGACTCGACGAGGCTCCGGTGATGATCGCTCGCGGTTGGAGCGACGCGAAGAAGAAAGCGTACATGATCGCCGACAACAAGTTGGCGTTGAACTCCGGATGGGACGAAGAGTTGTTGGCCGTCGAGATGAAGGATCTGGACGCGGCGGACTTCAACCTGGAACTCACCGGCTTCAACCAGCACGACATCGACGCGTTCCTGGGGATGGGTGAGCAGGGCGACGAGGCCGCACCGGCCCCACCAGCGACGCCTGTGGCGCGGCCCGGGGACCTCTGGCTGCTCGGTCCGCACCGGATTCTGTGCGGCGACTGCACCGACGCGGCCAACGTCGCCCGGCTCCTCGCCGGTCGCGAGCCGATTCTCCTCTGCACGGACCCGCCTTACGGCATCGAACTCGACTCCAGTTGGCGCAACATCGCGGGTGTCAACGGCACCGGCCCGCGCACCGAGGGCCACACCGAGACGACGATCAGCGGTGACGCCCGAGCCGACTGGACCGAAGCCTTCGAACTCGTGCCGTCGCTCGCGGTCGCTTACGTCTGGCACGCGTCGCTGTTCACCACCGAAGTACTCGCTGGGCTCTTGCGCATCGGCTTCCTCTATCCGCAACAGATCATCTGGAACAAGGGTCGAACGGTCCTGATGCGGACGCACTATTGGTATCAGCACGAGCCTTGCTGGTACGTCCGGAAGGTCAACGCACCGTGGTTCGGCAAGCCCGGTGAGAACTCCACGATCTGGGACGCGCCTTCGCCGAAGTTCTACGCGAACAAAGGCGACGAAGACAAGATCGATCACCCGACGCAGAAGCCCATCTCGCTGATGCAGCGCTCGCTTCACAACCATCTGAAGCGCGGCGAGCTTGTGTACGATCCGTTCCTTGGCAGCGGCACCACGCTGGCGGCAGCGGAGTCCACCGAGCGCATCTGCTGCGGGATGGAACTCGATCCGAAATACGTCGACGTGATTATCAAACGGTGGGAGTCGATGTCGAACGCGAAGGCGACGCTCGATGGCGACGGGCGCACGCTCGACGAGTTGGCAGCGGAGCGCAACGTGGAGGTCGCAGCGTGACGCACGCGCAAGAGATCGAACGCTGCGAACGCGAGATCGCCGACGTCGAACGCTTGCTCCGCGCGGGCCATCCGGACGTCGAAGGACTCTGCTTGGCGTTGCACGACTGGTCGCAGGAGTTGCGCATCCTCCAGAACGAAAAAAGGGGAGGCCCTTCGGCCTCCCCTGCGTTGCGGTCGCGCGGCTTACTTGCTGGCGTAAACCCGCTCGCCCGCGTCGTTCTGCTCGCTGGTGATCTTCGCGAGGCCCTTCGTGTTCGCGACGCTGAGGAAGCCGCGCAAGCTGTGCGCCTGCCAGCCGGTCGCCTTCAGGAGTTCGGCGGCGGTCGCTCCACCCTTGCGGGCGATCATCGCGAGGATCGTTCCGCCCTTCGTGGTCTTCGCGGTCGCGGGCTTGGCCGTCTTCTTCGCGGCGGGCTTCGCCGCCTTCGTCTCGGCCTTCTTCGCAGCGGCCTTGGCGCGGCCCTCGCGTCGGGCGACGATCCCGTCCGTCTTCTTGGTCTTCAGGCTCGCGGTATCCACCGCGCCGATCCCGTTGATGATCGTCGTCTTGGCCTTGGCCGTCTTCGCGTCAAGCTTCGCTGCGGTCTTCTCTACGAGAGCCTCCAGCGTTTCCTTGATCAGCTTCCGGCTGTGCTTCTTGGCCTTCGCCGGGGTCGTCGTTTTCTTCTGTGCGTTTTTCATGGTCGTTTTTCCTTTGTTCTTTCTTCCGGTGGGCTCTGCCCTCCGGTGACACCATTCATCACTCCGGTGCGCTTACGAATGCAAGTCCCCTATAATCGGCCCATTTATGCGCGGTGACAAGCCCAAGCCCGCTGAACTAAAGATCCTCCGCATGACGGCGGCGAAGGCTGAGAAGCTCGCGCGGACCATCACGCCGACGCCCGGCCCGCTGCTCGATCCGCCCGTGTGGTTCACCGCGAGCCAACGCGAGGCGTGGCAATACGCCATCGACAACGCTCCGCGTGACGTGCTCAAGCGCATCGATCAAGCGGCCCTCGCGGGTTACATCGTCGCCGCCGATCTGCATCGGCAAGCCACGATCCTGCTGGGCAACTCGCAGCTGCTCGTGCGGCCTTCGCCGACGACGCTGCCACAACAGAATCCGTACCTCCCGATCATCAACCGCCAGTTCGTTTTGATGATGCGGGCGGCGACCGAACTCGGCTTCACGCCGTGCTCGCGGGCTCGCATCGACGCGGGCAAGACGTCCCAGCCCGCAGGGAATCCGTGGGACGAAGTGGAGTTCCAGGCAGGGTAGCGACCGATAACTATGGCTGCGACGCAAACGATGGAGTTCGTAGCGTCGGGGCTGGAGTATGCCCGGTCGGTGGTCGCGGGCGACGTGGTCGCGTGCAAGTGGGTGAAGCTCGCGTGCCAACGGCATCTGGACGATCTCGAACGCTTCACCGGCGAGGACTCGCCGTTCTACTTCGACGACGACGCCGCCAACCGCGTGTGCGATATCGTCGAACGCTTCCCGCACATCAAAGGCGTCTGGGCGCAGGCCCGCAAGAAGCTGGAACTGGAACCGTGGCAGACCTTCATTCTGATCGTCGTCTTCGGCTGGATGTGCACCGCGACCGGCACGCGCAGGTTCCGCGTCGCCTATATCGAAGTCGCCCGCAAGAACGCCAAGTCCACCATCACGTCGGCGGTCGGCAACTACCTCACCGCGTGCGACGGCGAGCACGGAGCGTTGGTGGTCAGTGCCGCCGCCACGCAGAAGCAGGCCACGCTGCTGTTCGCGGACGCGCAAGCGATGTGCCGCAAGGAGCCCGGCTTCCTGCAACGCTTCGGCGTCGAAGTCCTGGCGCACGTCATCACCCAGCCCGGCACCGCGTCGAAGTTTGAACCCGTCTCCTCCGAGTATTCGAACCTCGATGGCCTCAACCTGCACGGAGCGTTGGTCGACGAACTCCACGCGCATCCTTCGCGCGGCCTATGGGACGTCCTGGAGACGGCGACCGGCTCGCGGGCGCAGCCGTTGCTGTGGGCCATCACCACGGCGGGCTTGAACCGCGCCAGCGTTTGCTACGACCAACACCAGCACACCATCGATATCCTTTCGAAGCGGCTCGTCGACGAGTCTTACTTCGGGATCATCTTCACGCTCGACGAAGGCGACGATCCCTTTGACGAGGAAGTCTGGCCCAAGGCGAACCCGAACTACGGCGTCTCGATCTATCCCGAGTCGATGCGTGCAACCGCCAAGCGAGCGCAGCAGATGCCATCGGCGCTCAACGCGTGGCTCACCAAGCACTGCAACGTGTGGGTGAACGCCGACACCGCGTGGCTTCCATCGGGCGCGTGGGATCGCTGCGTGGACCTCGGGCTCACGCTCGACGATTTCGCGGGCCAACCCTGCTACATCGGAATCGATCTCGCGTTCCGCAACGACATCGCGGCCATCGTGTTCGCGTTTCCACCGGTCAAGGGTCGCGATTGGTGGGCGGTCTTCGGCAAGCATTATCTGCCGGAAGACACGGTGCAGCGCAGCGAGAACACCCACTTGCAGGGCTGGGAGTCAACCGGCGATCTGGTGGCGACGCCTGGAGTGGTGACCGACTTCTCCTACATCGTCAACGACCTCGCCGACTTCACCGCGAGGTTCAACGCCATCGAGATCGCACTCGACCCTGCCGGGACCGGGCCGCTGCACGCTCTGCTCGACAACGCGGGGATCAAAACGCCGCGCGTCGAAGTGCGCCAGAGCGCAGCCAATATGACGCCCGGAATGATCGAACTCGAAGGGCTCGTGCTCGGCAAGAAGATCCGCCACGACGGCGACCCGGTTCTCGCGTGGATGTTCTCCAACGTGGTCGCGCACCGCTCGGACGGCGGCAACATGGTCCAGCCCCGCAAGGAGACGGACGACCGCAAGATCGACGGCGTGGTCGCCCTGATCATGTGCATCAGCCGGTCGATCAAAACGCCTGCGCCATACGAGGGACAAATCCTATGGGTCTGACGAAGAAGTTTCTCCAAAGGCTCTTTCGGATGGGCGGCATGAGCATCGTTCACCTGAATCAGTGGACCGAGCCCGCGACCCCGCCCTCGACCAACGGGGCGTTGCAGTCCGCCGCCGTGTGGGCGTGCTGCCGTTTGATCTCGCAGGCGTTGATGTGCCTGCCCGCGCACGTCTTCGAGGAGACAGCGGACGGCAAGGTGAAAGCCACGCGGCATCCGAGTTACCCGTACCTCACCAAGCGACCGAACCCTGATCTGAATTTCCCCAACTGGCTTCAGACCACCGTGCTGCATCTGCTGATCTACGGGAACGCTTTCACCCTGCCCGCTGAATTTGAAGGCGAGTTGCTGGGCCTCTTCCTGCTGGACCCGTCCCGCATGACGATCACGGTCGGCAAGGACTCGACCCAACTCACCTACAAATACAAGGGCCTCGACGGCAAGGTGACCGAGTACAAGTCGGACCAGCTGCTCCACTTCCGGATCTTCTCGCTCGACGGCATCGTCGGTCTCTCGCCGCTGGAGTATCACTGGATGACCTTCGACCTGGAATCGTCGTCGCGCGTCTACGCGGCCAGCCTCTACAAGAATGGCGGACGGCCCTCGGGCGTGCTGGAGTATCCCGGCCAGTTGAAGGAAGAACAAGTCAACGATATCCGCCGCAACTGGCAGACGATGCACTCGGGACCGAACTCGGCGGGCCAGATCGCGATCCTCTCGAACGGCACCAAGTACACCAGCGTCTCGCTGCCCTTGCAGCAACTCGAATACATGGCGCTCCAGAGCTTCTCGGTGATCCAGATCGCGCGTATCTATGGGGTCCCGCCGCATCTGATCGGCGCGGAGACCAAACCGACTTACGCCAGCGTCGAGCAGCAGTCGCTTGAGTTCCGCCAGTACACCGCGCAGCCCATCGTCACCGCCATCGAAAGCACCATCGCGCAGCGGTTGCTGGAGCCGCCGTTCTTCTACCGGATCAACATGGCGGGCTTTGAACGGGGCGACATCAAGACCCGCTACGCGGCCTATGCGCAGGCGCGGCAGTGGGGCTGGGCCTCGGCCAACGATATCCGCGAACTCGAAGACCTCAACAAGATCGGGCCGCGCGGCGACATCTATCTCACGCCGCTCAACATGGAGCCCGCGTCGGTCGCGGCGGACACCGTGGCCGAACTCGACAACGAAGAAGAAGACTTGGCTCCCGATGCGGCGGGCGCGGGAGAAGGAGCATCCCAATGAAAGAAGACGAGCAACCGAAGCAGGTCAAGCAATACGCCGCCTTGGACTTCCTCGAACACAAGACGCTGGAACTGGAAGGAAGCTTCAGCGGCCACGGCGCGGCCTATGCCCTCGATCTGGTGGGCGACCGCATCGAGCCCGGAGCCTTCGCGTCCACGATCAAAGCCACCAAGGGCAGCGTCCCGATCCTAAAGGGCCACGATCCTGACAAGTGGATCGGCCAGACCGACTCGCTTGAGGAAGACGCGAAGGGCCTGTATACCGTCGCGGCACTGTTCCTCTCGACCGACGACGGGCGCAACGCGCACGGGCTACTGAAGGATGCCGCCGCGCGGAAGATTCGCGTGGGCATGTCCATCGGCTTCTACGCGGAAGCCTGGAAGTGGGACGCCGACACGCGCGTGCTCACCAAGATCAACCTCGTCGAAATTTCGATCACCGGATTCCCTGCCAACCCGAAGGCGCAGGTCGCAGCGGTCAAATCCGCCCGCACGCTGGAGACCTACTTCCGCGTCCACTGTGGCCTGTCGCGCGAGATGGCACGCGAGGCCGTGATCAATTCCAAGGTCGCTTTCTCCGGTGGGATGCCGGAGCTTATCAACCATTCCAACATCGCCGCCGCTCTCAAAGACGCGGGGCTGGGAGAAAAGAAATGACTGAAACAGAAATGATCGAGACTCTACGCGTTGAGTGGAAAGCCGCTCATGAAGCGAAGAACGTCGAGTTGATGGCCAAGATCGAAGGCGAACTCACGGACCGCGTGGCCGCAAAGAACGCACCGCTGTTCGCCACGTTGAACGAAGGCTTCACCGCCATCAAAGGGTTGGTCGAAGGCTTCGACAGCAAGCTCAAGCGCTTTATGGAATCGCGGGCCCTCCCGGCGAGCCAGGAGCATGCGGTTCGTAAGAGCTTCGGCAACGCGTTCACCGACAGCGACCCGTACAAGGCCGCGCTCACCAAGACCTTCGGGCGGCACGACCGCGTGTCGGCGACGGTCGCGCAGCGGATCGCGGGCGAGCGCAAGGTGATCACCGAGGCGGGCTCGGGCTTCGTGATCCAGCCTCAAAACCTCGGCGTGTTCACCGTTCCACCGGAGCAAGCGCTCAAGATGCGGAGCCTGTTCACGGTCATCCCGGTAAGCTCGACCAACGCTATCGAGTATCTGGAAGAGACGTGGACATACAACGCCGACTACCAGCTTCTCGAAGGCGACAAGAAGGCCGAGTCCACCGTGGTCTACGTCGAGAAGACCGCCAACATCCGCACCATCGCCCACTTCGTGAAGATCTCGCGGCAGATGTGGAACGACGTTCCCTATGTCGCGTCGACCATCGACGACCGGCTGATCTTCGGCGTGCTGAAGAAGGAAGACAACGAGCTTCTCTACGGCGCGGGAGGCGCGGGCAAAATCACCGGCTTGATGGAGGTCGCTCCGATCATGGCCGCGCAACCGGCTGGCAGTTCGGTGATCGACAGCGTGCTCAAGGCCATCGGTGTGATCGGCGCTGAGGGTTACTCGGCCACCAACATCGTCATGCACCCGCAGATGTGGGCCAGCATGCAGCTGACAAAGACAGCGCAGGGCGTCTACGTCCTGGGCGGGCCTCCCGCCTCCACCGCTGGCCTTTCGCTGTGGGGCGTGCCGGTAACGCTCGTGCCGCAGATGAATCCCGTCGACGTGCTGGTGGGCCAGTTCCCGGCCACCGCTGCCATCTTCGACCGGGAAGCAGCCAACGTCGATATCGCCTTCGAGAACGAAGACGACTTCATTCGCAACCTGATCTGCATCCGGGCTGAGGAACGGATCGGCTTCGCGGTGTTCGCACCGAAGGCTTACCTCGTCGTCCCGCCCAACACTCCGTAAACATGACCATCCAGTTCATCAAACGGCACGTGGACAACGGGACCGAGCGCAAGCCCGGCGAAGTCGTCCGCGTGCCCAGTTTCGTCGGGCTGCACCTGATCCAAAAAGGTGTGGCCCGGCCACATGGACCTCCCCCGATTGAGAAAAAGAAAGGACGCGCATGATCGCCGAACTGCTTGAAGAATTGAAGACCGTCCCTGAAGGCCAGCGACGCTTCCTGCGCATGCCGGTGAAGGGTCCGCTGCTCAAAGCGGTCACCAGCATCCCGAACACCGACCGCGTGCCCGGCGTCTTCGTCCCGCAGGCGTGGCCCATGTCGGTGCGGAGCCTGCTACCGCAGGGCACCACCGAGAAGTCGGCGGTCGCCTATGTCCGCGAACTCACCTTCACCAACTCGGCTCGCGTCGTCGGTCCCGGACTGGCGAAGCCCGAGTCCACGTTCACCTATGAGGGCAAGTCGGCTGTGGTGGTGACCATCGCACACACCGCGCGGCTCTCCGAACAGATCCTTGACGACGCACCGGCCTTCGCAGCGCAGAGCGAGAACCGGCTTCTCTACGGCTTGTCGGTGGCCGAAGACCGCCAACTGCTCAACGGCACCGGCGTCGCTCCGGAGATGGAAGGGCTGATGAAGGTCGCGGTGGCGACGACGGGCGTGGTCGCTCCGGTCGCGGTCGGCGCAATGCCAGCGGCCATCGCCAAGGCGATTGGCGAACTCGCTGCTGCTGGCGTCGTGGCGTCCGGGATCGTGCTGAACCCCGCCGACTGGCTGGGCATTCAGACGACCGTCGTCGGCGGCGTCTATCCGTTCATCGGACCGACGCTGTGGAACCTGCCGGTGGTGGTCACGCCTGCGATGGCGGTCGGCAACTTCCTGGTGGGCTGGTTCGGAGCCGCGCAAATCTTCGACCGCGAAGACGCGGTGTTCCGGATCTCCACCGAAGACCGCGACAACTTCATTCGCGATCTGATCACGGCACTGGCTGAGGAACGGCTCGCCCTGGCGATCTATGCTCCCGCCAGCTTCCGCAAGGCGGGCTGATATGGAGCAGTACATTCCCAACGTCCGCGTCTCCCGCTTCGGCTTGGAGGATCGGGACAATTTCGTCCGCAACCTCGCGACGATTTTGCTTGGCCCTCCGGTCGACGTGGATACGACGCCGCGCGTGGTGACCCCGGTCACGAAGGCGAAGGCGGCGGGAGCGCTCGTCGTGCCGCTGGACGCGGTGAAACTGCACCTGCGGATCGAACTGAACCAGACCATCGAAGATACGCTGCTCACCGATCTGATTCTGGCCGCGCACATCCACACCGAGAACTACCTGCGAAAGCCCATCGACGAAACCGTGGGCCAGCACATCAAGCAAGCGCTTCTGTTTTTGGTCGCGCACTGGTATCGCAACCGCGAAGCCGTCATCACCGGCACCATTGCGTCGATCACGCCGATGGCCTATGACGCCATTCTTGGACCCGAACGAGACTACCCGGTGTACTGATGCCCATCCTTGAACTCGAAGCCGGAACGCTCGACAAGCGAGTGACCCTGCTGCGGCCAACCTACGCGGAGTTTGAAGACGAGATCACCGGCTACGAATCCATCTCGGATGTGTGGGCCAACGTCAAAGTCGAGGCGGGCCGGGAGCAGTCCGAGGCCGGGCGGCTCGTGGTGACCGCTCCGGTGACCGTAACGATTCGCTTCCGCGACGACGTGGACGCGCGTTGCCGCGTTGCGGACGGAAGCCACACCTATCGCATTGTCGGAATCGCGGACCCGGCCCGACGAAAAGCGCAGCTGGTCCTGAGTTGTGAGGAGATTCTATGACGCCCATCGCCCAACAGATGCCCGAAATCGAAGCGCTATTTGCCGCCATCCGGGCCTTCATGGAGGCGGGCGGTTGGTCGAATCTGAACGCCTATGGCCAGCAGGGCGGCGGGGCGAGCACTTGCGGGATCTCGGTCACCGATCCGAACGGCAATAGCTACAACTATTCGGAGACCAAGGCCGGGCCGAAGGTATCCATCACGCCGCCCGGAGCCACGCTGGCACCCGGAGCGACGCAGCAGTTCACCGCAGCCGTCGTCGATGGAAATGGAGCAGCCGTCCCTGGAGCCGTCGTCGTCTGGACCGTGAGCGGCACCGGGAGTATCGACCAGACCGGCCTCTATACGGCTCCCGCCGCTGCTGGCACGCACGACACGGTGACCGCCAAGTATCAGGGCTCGACCGCCAGCGTGACCGCACAGATCGTATGAGCAACAAAGCCACGCTCGACTGGAAAGGCGTCCAGGAATTCGCCGGGATGCTCGGGGCCTTCGCGCGGGAACTCGGTCCGGATTGCACCGGGCCGCGCGGCGGCGAGATCAAGAAGGTGCTCATGACACCCGCAGAGGCGGCGGCGGATCGGGCTCGCGGACTCGTGCCGGTGGTGACCGGCAACCTGCGCGACGCGATCTTTGCGACCGAAGGACCCGCCGACAAGCCGGGCGTGCTCGTGGGCGTCAACCGCGAGAAGGCTCCTTATGCGGGCGCGGTCGAGTTCGGAACGTCGCTGGCCGACGCGCAGCCTTTCTTCCGGCCCGCAATGACCGAAACCGAAAGCAGCTTCGCGTCCGACATCGCACCAGGAATTGGAGAAGTGATCGAGCGGATCGCCGCCGACAACGCGTTCACGCCATCCAAATGACCATCGTCGAGCAAGCCATTCGTGATCTGTTGATTCAAACGAATCTGACGGAGCGGAGGGTGTTCCTCGTCCGCGCACCGCAGGCGCCTGCGGCAACCGCCGTCACGCCCTACATGGTTTTCTTCCACGTCTCTCCGCAACCGCTGCACTCGCACAGCGGCCCGCTCGATCTGCTGCGGCGGGACTATCAGATTTCGATCTTCGACCCGTCGCAGACCAAAGCGCTCGCCATCGCCGACTCGCTCCGCGCGGCCATCGACGGCTTCCACCAGACCTTCGGCGACGTGCGCTTCGGCTCGATCCTCTATCGCAACCAGACGCACGCGTGGGAAGCGAAGACCCAGTTGATGCATGTCATTCAGGTCTACAGGATGCAGATGCACCTGCTGCCCTCGTCCACAACCCGCAGTACAACCCGCAGTTCTCAACCGCAAGGAGTCAAAGCACTATGACCGCAACCATTCTCTCCACCTCCGGCGTCCCTGCCGTCACTGGCATCGCCGCCTTCGGGACTCTCGTTCAAGTCCTAAAGTCCGCACCGGGCGTTACGCCGATGCAGTTCGCCACCGTCTTTGGCGTGGGCGATATCAGCGGACCGTCGCGCACGATGGACAAGATCGACACCACGTCGCACTCGACCGGCGTGCCGATCAAGACCTTTATTCCCGGCCTCATCGATCCCGGCGACATCTCGTTCCCCTGCTATTGGAAGCCCGACGATCCAACGATGAACCCGGCCTTTCCGTACAGCATGGAAGCGCTGTTCTATAGCCGCAAAGTAACCATCTTCCGGCTCGTCGCTCCCGATCCCGGCAAGACCACCGTGCAGTTCGCTGGCGCGGTGATCGAACTCAGCGAGGAGTATCCGAAGGAAGGCGTGGTCACCAAGAACACCAGCATCGGCATCTCGGGCGCGATGGAATATGTGCTCGCCGAGGCGACGCTGGTCCCGACCGAAGCCGAAGATGTTGCGCCTGGAGGTGGGCCGCAGACTATCGCCGTCACGTCGGCGTCTGAGCAGGGCTGGTTCCCGGTTCCCGACGTGCCGTGGATCACCGTGTCGATGCCTGTCGAGCCGGTGGTCGGCAACGGGTCCGTGACCATCCAGGTCGCCGCGCAGACGGCGCTTGCACCTGCCCGCACCGGCAACGTGATCATCGGCGATCAGACGTTTGTCGTGTCGCAACTGGCGGGTGTTTAATGACCACCAAGCCCGAGCCGGGCCAACCGGCCACCATCACCGTGGGCGGGAAGACGCTAACGTTGCGCTTCCCGTTCCGCGTCCTGCGGGACCTCAATAAGAAGCACGGCATCTCGCTCCTCGAAAACGCCCGCGAATCGCTGGTCGATCCTGGGAAGCTCGCGTTGGTCATTCTTGCTGGTGTCAGCAGCGACAATCCCGAGATCACCGAGGATTGGATTCTCGACAACTTCGACTCCCAAATGCTGCCGGAGATCATTCCCACCGTCGCCTATGCCGCCACCGGCATCTGGCCCGAGAAGGCGAGTGAATTGCTCCCAAACGGACTGGCGTCCGAAGCCGCCTCAACTGGACCGAACTCTGGGCAATCGGGCGCTACGATCTAAAGCAATCCGAAGAAGAGTTCTGGAACCTGACCTTCGAGGAATTTCATGCACTCCAGGATCGGCATCGGGCGTGGTCTGATTTCCTCGAATACACCGGGACCATCTCGGCGTGGGCCACCTTCAACGTCAACCGCTCCAAAGGCGTCCAGGTCTTTCGCAGCCCTCGCCAGTTCATGGGGATGTATCAGCCTCCCGATGCACCGGCCTCCGCACCGCAGCCCATGCGCTATGCGAAAGCCGGTGAGCGTCCGCCTTCCCGATTCGCACCGGGCCACCAGCCCGACGTGGTCGGGAAGCTCGGTGCGTTCATGAGAGCCAACCCGCAGTTGCAATCCGCAAAGCAGAAGGAGAGAAGCAAATGGATGCCGGTCAACTCTTAGCCTTCCTCGGCCTCGATATCTCTGCCTTCCTCGGCGGGATGAAGGACGCCGAAAAGGCGACCACCGAGACCACCGAAGCCACAACCTCCAGCGTCGGCGGCATCGGCGCGGCCTTCGAAGGGATCAGCGGAGCCATCGGCAAGCTCGGGATCGCGGCGGCAATCACCGGCATCGGCGTCGAAGCGCTCGACGTCGTCAATAAGGTCGACAAACTGCACGCCGCCTTCGAGACGTTCAACGGGGCGGGCGCGGAAACCGAAGCGCTCTTCGAAAACATCGCTGGCCTGGAAACGAAGAGCATCTTCGACTTCGAAGACACGCTCGGCCCCGCCGCAAAGACCCTCCTCAAGTTCGGCATGGATGCCGAGCAGACACAGAAGACGATGGCCGCGTTCGTCGACACCGCGTCGGCGATGAAGCTCGACCCGTCGAGCATCGATTCGCTGGCGACCATCATGGGCCGCATGAACAACGAGACGGCGTTGTCGGCGAAGTCGATGAAGCAGCTCACCAACGAAATCGGCACGTCCGGTTGGGAAGCACTGGCGAAGAGTCTCGGCGTCGATGTGAAGACGGCGATGGACATGGTCAAGGAGGGATCGGTCAACGCGAAGGCGGCGGTCGGCGCGATCACTGAAGGGCTGAGCGAGAAGTTCAAAGGCAAGGCCGAGGAGATGACGCACACCTGGGCCGGTGCGATGAACCAACTCGACCAAGCGTCCGAAGACGTCATGGTCGCGCTGGGCAGAACGCTCAAAGATGTGCTCACCGAACTCGCTCCGATCATCGAGACGGTCGTCGGCTGGATCAAAACCGCCGCGGAGTGGTTTACCAACCTGCCCGGCCCGGTCAAGGAAGCGGTGATCGTCTTTGGCGGAATCATCGCGATAGTCTCGGCGGTCTCTGCGGCGATGGCGACGCTCGGTCCGGTCCTGGCGGTGGTGGCTGGGGCCTTCTCGTGGCCGGTGGTAGCCATCGCAGCGGTAACGGCTGCGCTTGTGGCCTTCGGCGTGTGGGTGACCGAGAACTGGGAACCGATCATGGCGGTCCTGTCGGTGGCCTTCGACGCGGTGCAGGAAGCGTGGCAGGCGTTCAGCGGTTGGCTCACCGACTGGTGGGCCGGGATCTGGGGCGGCATGGGGACCGCGTTTACCAGCATCTTCGGACCGCTGTTCGAGAAGCTCCAACTCATCTGGGATATCGTGTCGGCGGCGTGGACCATCGCGTGGCGGCAGATCGGCGAGATGCTCACCGCCGTCTGGACCGGCATCAAAGACATCGCTGCGTCGGTATGGGGCGCGATCACCGGCGCGGTGCAGAAGTTCCTCGACTTCGCCAAGACGATTCCGGGCGTCAATAAGCTGTTCAACCTCGACGACGCGTGGAACTCCGCGAAGAAGCTCCAGGAAGAAACGAACAAGGCGTCCGATGCCATCGTGAAGATCGGCGACGTGGCGAAGCCCACCACCACCGTCGTCCAGAAGCTCGGGCTCACGATGGAAACGAAGGCCGACAAGACGGCCAAGGCGAAAGAGGCGTCCAAGGCGCACGCCGCTGCGTTGAAGGAAGAGAAGGAAGCCGCCGCCGCAGCGGACAAGTTCCACAAGTTCTACATCAAAACGATGGAGGCCAAGGCGAAGGCCACCGAGAAGGCCCGCGTTACCGACGAC